GCCCAAGACGCCAGCATCATATTGGTCGCCATCTTAGCGGCCTGCATATGCTCCTGTAGCAGCGCGGTATTCCGCACCCCCGCCATATTATAGGCGTAGAGAGTCAGTTCACCGAGGCTAGGGTTGAAGGCATATGTACCGCTAGTGGTCATGGCTATCCTTTATACAGGTCCAGCCTGAACGATCTTTAGTTCAACCGTCGCACCATTGTAGACATACAGAAAAACACCCCTGCACGGGATATTAAACTCGACTGCCTCATCCCCGCTCAAGCTATCAAGGCCCGGAACCGGGTAAAAGTTGCCGTTGCCGGGGTCAAATCCCGGAGCATTTGGGTCATCGAAAAAATAGTTAACGGTATAATTCCCGCCATCCAGCACTTTGCATTGCAGGCCAATTTGAAAAAAAGCCTGAAAATCGTCTAAGATTACTATTTTATAATTATCGGCGGGCGTTGATACGATTGTGCGGTACTGCATATTTCACCTTTAAGCCGGACCGGCTTGCACAATCCGCATTTGCATACTTCCGGCACCATTTTGTAGAAGTGCAATTGCCCTGCAAGGGGTGGTAAACTGAGCCGATGCTATAGTTGTAACGCTTGTAAGATTTGGAACCGCAAACCAATTAATATTTCCGGGAAGTGCCGGATCAAAGGTGTTTGGATCATCCAAAGTATACAGCGCCGTACCGTCCGCCACATCGGACAGGTTCTCAACCGATATGCCAAGGTTAAACGGGGCCTGAAAATCATCCACTACGATGATGCTATACGCGCCATCCGCAGTAGTTATAGCTGTACGATATTGCATATCAACGCTTGCCTTTCGTAAGCCCTGCGCGAGCAGCGGTAATGTTGTCTACCATATTGGGATATGGCCTCCCGGCGGCGCGGGCCTTTGCCTTAGCAGTCTTAACGCCCTTAACGCTCAAATCTTTGTGCCGAACATTATCTGGAACGGGTTTATCCCAGAAGTTCTTCTCACGGGGTTTTTTCCGGTCAGCCATATCAGCACTTAACGTCCCAGCGTTTTAGGGCAAGATTAATACGACTATTAGGGTCATGCGCGGTCTTGGCAGAAGTCAGCTTCTCCTTCATTCCACACATGCGAGTCCTGAAGTTGTCCCGCCTCTGTGAGGCTGCTGGGCTTTTACTAGCCTCAGAAGCCGTCACAGGGCGTTTTATGTTATGGCCTTCAGCACGGAGAGATTGACGGCCCTTTTCGTTAAGGCCACCAGAAGGGCTTTTGCCTTCTTTTCTCGTCCAAGCACCAGACATAATTACCTCAAGAAAGTGGGGGGCCGAAGCCCCCACACCCCACTAATTATTCCAGATCGGCAGGAAGCCTTGCTTTGAGTTCTTCAACTTGATCTTTCAAAGATTTGTTCTCTTTGAAAAGTTTAGCTGCTTGTCCCATAGCAACGTCTCTCTGACCGGCCAACATATGAACCAGAAACTCAATCTCTGGATCGGGATGCGTAATCATTAGCTAGTGACGATTTGCCAGTTGCCTGAAGCGTCCACGACGAACAGCTTACCAGCCGTTGAGTCGATGCCAAGCGAACCAATGCCAAGGCCAGAAGCAGTGCCGTCAACAACTGAGGTGACAACTTTAATCACGACATTGCCGTTGGAAGCATCTTTAGCCAAACGGATTTGAGCAATCCCGTAAGGTTGCAGGCCGGACGGAGCGCCCGTATCCAGCATGTTCAAGTCCAAGCCGAAGCTAAAGCCGCTGCCGCCAGTGCTGTTGGTCATCGAGATGCCAAAACCAGCAGTAGCTGTCGTCAAGCCACCGTCGCCGTCGAGGAACGCCATAACCGCCGCGTTGGCAGTCGTCGTCGTGTTACCAACAACGCCTAAAACACCCACTTTAGGGTACGTCGAAGCATTGCTGCCTGTGACGAGGTAACGGCCCATCACGCCAATGTAATAATTGGCGGTAGCAGTCAAATTAGAACCATAAACCTGACCCTTTACGCCTTGGGCGCTCGAAGGAGCCGTATTGGTGCTGCTGCCAAAAGGAGAAACTGGGTTGATTGTGCTGAGAACGCCAGCGAACGGGGTCGCCGTATTGGTGCCGGTTACAGTCACATACGGCTGGCTATCCGTGCCAACAATAAAACCATTTTCCGACAGGACCGGACCCGTAAAATGCGTGTTAGCCATTAAAATATCCTCACATGCGAGTTAGGCACATCTGTCTGCATGTCGTCAGCCGGGGCTGTCAGATGCACCGGGATACCCCGGAAAAACCCCCCCACCAGTTTCCCAGTGGAGGGATAATTTAGTTTGAATTAGTCGATGTCCAAAGTCTTGTGACCCTTGGGGGCTGTACCCGCATGGGCCGAAGACAGCGGCGACTTATCTGAACCAGCGCGACCACCAGCCTTGCGGGCCTTACGACCGGCGTGGGCCTTCTTCGCACGGCCACCCGACTTACGCTCTTCAGCTTCGTCGTTGACATTGCTCTGGTAGGTGTAGCGCAGATTCTTGCGCTTCAGATCCTGCTCATACTCTTTAGTGCCAGACTTGGGAGAGTCCATCTCTCCGCCGTTGGCCTTACCTTTACGACCTTTCATGAGGTCTCTCCTGAAAAATGGGGCCTCCCCGGTTAAGGGGAGGCTTACCGATTACGGGGTTGGGAACGAACCGAAGATTGACCGGAAGTTGTAGTAGCCGAACGAATAACGCTCGTAACCCTTCACAAGCAGGTTGTCGGTAACAAAATCGACCTGCATGTCGGTTTCAAACTTTACACGTTCCATATACGACAGACCGTCAATGTTGGTCAGCAAGAACCACGCATAGGGCGAGGTCAGGAAGTCGTTGACCATGTACGATTCCGGCAGACCGCCTGCGGTCATGAGAATCGCGTTGACATCATTGTCCGCACTACCCGGACGCAGTTCCGTCTTGCACAGACGGATAGCAACCGGCTCCAACTGGGGAGGAACAACCAGCTTACGACCACGGGCGAAGACCTTCAGGCCAGCCTGATCCTTGAAGTTCGTGCGGATTGCGATCATCGCATTCAGCAGCGTAGCTTCGTTAAGATCAACCTGAGTTGTTGGCGTATTCGCCACAGTGCCGCCAGTGATCGGATGGTTGAGTGAGCAAAGAGCCACCCCGTCACCGCCAATGGAAGCATTGTAGGTTTCAGCAGTATTCAGGATGTTCGCGCCGTAAATTTCCTTGGTCTGCTGAAAGGATTCGATCAGGCCGAGGTTGGACGGGTGGAACTGGGTCTTATACAGGTTGTCGTCAACAGCCTTGCGAGTGATCGCGTAGCCGAGGCCGATTTCCGTATGTTCCTGATTGTAGATAAAACGCTCACCAGCGTTATTATCGAACGCAGTCTGACCACCTTCGGTCTTCAACTGAGCCAGACCGAGGTACTGCATTTCGGCAGTACGTTCGAGGGCCATGTTCGAGTTATGCCGGGTGAAGATTTTATCGTACTGAGACGGGATCATCTCGTACTTGCCTTCTACGCCACGGAGGCCGGGGAGCAGAAGGTCTTTAATCGCACTAAGATTAACAGCCATTGGTCAAATCTCCTTTAGCTGATGCCGGTCGGACCAGCGCCATTGGTGCGCATGATCTGGTTGTTGAACCCAACAACGACATGATTGTAAGCAGACTCTGGGTCCGCGCCATTCGCTCCCGGCGGGAACGTAATAAGATCAACTACGATAAACGGATAAGTGACCGTAGTGCCGAGGGCATTCAGATACGCGCCGGACGCACCAGTGCTGGTATTGCCAGAACCGATAGCGTACTGAGCATACTGACCGACAGGTGAGGTGCCATACGACGACAGAGTACCGCTGATGTTGAACGTCGTGCTGTTGCCCATAACAAGCCAACGAGCATTCGGATCATCAACAACATAGACAATGACATCGGTGGTCGAGTCCGTACCCGGCCAGTAACGCGACCACACGGTGCGCTTCTGGGAGGTAGACAAGTACTGGCAACCAACAAAGATGCCAGCAAGGGCCTGCGGATCGGAAGGATCGCCCTGCACAATGTAACCAGTCGTGCCATCCTGCTGAACGGGGTCGCCAAAATAAATGGCGGCAGCGTTATAAGCAGCGCGGCGAGCAGACTGGGAGAAAGTCGGAGCGCCACCAGCGCCACCGTAGTATTCTAGAAAACCGAAAGGCGCGTTCACATTCGCCATGACGGGACTCCTCTTCAGGAGGCCATCATCGCTCATCGTGGCGAAGATAGGGCCGGGGTTAATTATAACCCTCCTCATCGTGGGAAGGCGGGCGCGTATGCGCTTGAGGACAGTATATACTAAATATAGAACCATCTGTAAACGATTGTGGCCCAACATAATTCGGCTACCAAATGTACGAAAAGAAACCCCCGCCAGTTTCCCAGCGGGGGTGAGTGTCAGAAGATCAGGTCGAACTGTTCGTGGATGGTTAGCATCTTGTCCAGCAGGCCAATACTAGATGTGTGCTGGAGATAGAAAGCCCTTGCTTCGGCCTCCGTCTTAAAGCGCCTGTCGCTGAGATAGCGATACTTGGTAGACTTGCCACAGAGGCCCAGCTTTTCAAGAACCTCAAAAGTCGCTTGCTGATCTTGCTTTGTGATCGCTTGCTTTTTTACTCGTCTGCCGTTTTGCCCGTAGAGCGGGGACGGTGAACGGACGTTGGCGACCCAATAACCTTTGCTCATGGTTACCATGATGTTTCATTCCTCACGATTTCAAATAGCAGCCCGGTGGTCTGGGCATCAGCAGGACAATCCCTACTGACAAGGACATTGTAGCAAACGGGTTTTCCGGTTTTTGGGTTTGGCCCATTATATAGGCCCAAAGGGCCCGTTTCATTGGGGCTTGTTGGGCAAATCGGTAAACTTGACATAGGTAAACCGGGCATTAGATGGCCGAGTTCTACCGATCAGACACAAAAAAACCCAGCATTACTGCCGGGTTTCTCTGCTGATAATAAATTTTCTATCAGTCTTTCGGAACAGGCAGCGGCGCGTAGGACTTGTTGATCTTCGGAGCGGCCTGAGCATGGTCTCGCCCAAACTGACCCTGCGGAGCCGAACCAAGCTGTTCTTCCTTGGCCCGCATCTGCAAACGGGCGCGGCGCTTGTCGGCTTCCTTAAACTGACGAGTAACCTCTTCAGGACGCTCCATCAGGATCATCCCTTTACGCTCGATTGATTTAGCGGCCCCGATAGGCATCATTTCCGGGTGACGCTTGGCCGGTACAGGCTCCCAGCCGGTACGGTGCAGAGAGGTCATGTAGGCCGGGTCTTCCTGATTGAAAAGCGTGTTGCGCTTCCATTCGTAGGTCCAGCCGTCCGGGGCCTTGGGGGTGCGGAATTCGTCCTGTCCCTCATCAGCCTGACCAATATTGCCCATAATTTCCTGCGCCCTTTTCGCCGCAGCACTACGGGGATCGGGTTCGCGCATTTCCGCCCTCATAGGCTGGCGAGTGGAAGCAGTCTCAACAATCTCAGGGTCAATCTTCCGGGGACGCCCACGGCGCTTTGCTACAGGTTCCATTAGTTCATTTTCCCTTCTTTTTTCAGGTCCATCATGTTTTTGTGGTACTCGGCAGGGGTCATTCCCATCATTTTAGCCATGTCGGCCTGTTCGCGGGTCAAAGTGGCCCGGTTGGTAGGTGTTCCCGTTCCGTTCCCACTGCGGCTCACAGGAGTGGCAGCAGGAGAGGCCCGTCTCTGGGTGGGTGCAGAAGCCGCAGACATAACAGGTTCGGCGTCATAGACCGGCTCTGCCCTTCTGGGGTTCATTTTCAGCGTATCTTCGACGAACTCAAAGTATTCGTCGCTGTCAGCCGGGATTCCGTCTGCCGTGGCGATATTATGGGCCGCAATCATCTTCTGCATCAGCCGGGGATCGGTCACACACTGGGGGTGGGCGCGAACCCAGTCCGCAGAGCGCGGGGAAAGCTGGCTTGCGAACTCCTCAACGGGGTCCATACGCCTTTCCATAGGCTGAACTCGCTGCGGGGTCTGGCTTTCGAGGCTTTCCTTGCCCAAACGAAGCTGGTTTAGCTTCGCAGCCGTCTCCGACATGGCATAAGCGATGTTTGCCGCCTGTTCATTATCCCCGTTAGCCGTCGCGTTAGCATAATTGGCCTTCAGGATTTCCGTTTCGCGGGTCATTGACTCAATTGCACCGTTCACAAGGTGCAAATTGGCCTGATGAACGTCGGTTTCGGCCTTTGCAGCGGTATTGCTGCTCTGCCTAGCCCGATTTTCGGCCTCATACCGGGCAGTACGCTCGGTCTCAAGTTGCTTTTTCAGGTCTGAAATAGCCTTATCGTTATCCGAAGCCTTAGCTTCTACCGGCTCAGGCCTCTCTGTGATCTCAAGTTCAAGTTCGGGCTGGGTCTCCGTGGCTTCCGGGGCCTCCAAAACAACCTCAACCTCTTCTTCCTTTTGCTTTTTTGCCATTTTAATTGGTCCTTTCACCAAATCTTGTCGGGTACGTCGATCTTCCCGCGCACGGAGGTGTCATCCAGCATCCGGCACAGGACGCCATTGACGGTAATCGGCCAGCCATCTGAAGGCCGGAACACGATCCAGTCGTCCAGTTCAATGTTCATGTCCTTGAACCACAGGCTGTCATCACCTTCAAAAGCAGCCGGACCCTTCTTCAGGACTAGGCCAATCTTTGACTGATATTGGTCTTCAGAGCGTTGACCATCGGTCAGGTAGATGCCGCTCTTGGTCTTTTCAGGCCTGATATAGATAGCGATCAAAATCTGATTGTTATAGATTTCAAAGCTATCAATGTTCCCGATTTGTTCTTTCAAAACTACCTTCGGGTCTTCGTCGTGTTCCATCATTCTAGGAGGCATAGGTATCCCTTTAATACTCTAGCGGTTGCGTTGGTCGGCTGCGTCTTGGGCTATTTCGATCATGTCTTCCATGTCGTTTAGGGCTGCAATCTTCCCCATCAGATACTTAAAATCAGCTACGTTTTCGTAAGAGTTAACTGACAAATTATCCTTTAAATCCAATATCCTATGAGCAATCAGACGCTTTAATTCGCGCTGAAAAACCGTATCAATTGTTTGCATGAAACCCCTTTATCAAGCAAAAAAATGGGCCGAGGTTTCCCCCGGCCCACTACATATAGTTACTAATTACCAGATTGGCAACTTAGACCGGCTTGACATACTTCTTCTTGGCGATCTCGATCTTCTCAAGGCGACCAAGCCCGCCGCCAGAACCAGCGTCCATATCCTCGTAGGAACTATAGCTGCGGTGACCGACCTTGCCGCCGGACTTACGCGGCATCGGAAGCATGCCCGGAGGCGGACCACCGACCGGGGGCATTCCCGGAGGCATACCACCCGGAGCGACGCCCTGCGGAGGCATCGGGGGCATCGGGGGCGGCATCGGACGGGGCGGCGGGGGCATCGGAGCGCCCGGAGCCGGAGGCTGATTGTCCATCTTGTGCGGGTTGATGATGATGTTGATGTTGGTCTTGCCGCTCTTCTTGGACTTGGGAGCGTCATCATTCATCGCATTCAACAGGCCACCACCGGCCTTAGCAACACGGCCACCGGTCGGACGGGTGCCGCCAGTGTAATTGCCAGCCATGCCGCCCTTCTTCAGCTTCAGTTCAGAATGCTTGCCGCCGTGTTCGGCATTCTCATGCTGACGGAACGCCTTCTTAACCAGCTTCTTGTCCTGCGCTTCGTCAACCTTGCCGCCAGCCTTGCGGAACTGCTCAGGCAAATCCTTCTTGGCCTTAAACTTGTTGTACTTGTCAGCCATGATCCGCGAACGGGCTTCGTCAAACATGTCCTCATCAGACTTGGTTGTCTTGGGGCGCATACCAGTCTTGTCATTGCGGCGACCCATGACCTTGGCAGCAGCCAGACGCTCGTCCGGGAACACGGTATCGTCTTCAATGCCGCCATTCATCTTACCGGTGCGGCCACCGGTCTTGCGGCCCATGCGAGCGGGCGGAACATACTCTTCGCCACGGGGACCGGTAACCAGAGGGCGACGGCCAACCATATCCTCGCTGCTCACAGGCAAACGATCCAGAGGGCGCGACGTAGCATTGCCACGGCGGACCGACTCAAGAGCGTTCTCAGCCTGTGCCGCCTTGCGGGCCTTCATCATCTGCTCAATGCGGGCAAAGTCAGCAGCAACAGTGCCGCCTTCCTGATAACCGCCGCAGGCCTTACCGCCACGCTTGTAGGGGTTAGGCTGGTTGGTCATGTTCAGGCGAGCGCGGGGAACGATGCCCAGACGGGGATCGCCAACCGGGGCGTTCATGGAGCCGCCGTCCATCTTGCCAGCGCGGCCACCCTTATTCAGACCGCCAATATGGGGCCTGCCAAACTCAGAGGCGTTGGCTTCCTTGACGTTGCGATTGACCTTAGCGTCAACCCACTTCTTGACTTCGCCACCGCCCTTACGGGCCTTGCGACCGGCATTCGGGGCGCTCGCGCTACCACCGGCCTTCATTCCGACCTTGCCGCCACGCTTAAAAGCGCGGGGAGAAATCGGACGCAGGCCGGTCTTGGCCCCCGTGTTCATGGGTTCTTCAGGCTCCCAGCTAGAGGCGTCAACCTTCTTGTGGGGGTCAGTCGTAAGGCGCTTGGCCTTCTGCTTCATTGCGGCCCGTGCGGCCTTTGCCATCTCAGACATTACAGTTCTCCTTAGAGGGGTTAATCCCGACGTTGATGTTGCCTTGCAAGAAACACGGCAGCGGGCAACGTCGCGCCGGATTTGGATGTCAGTTTAAGAGCCTGCTCGACGGCAGAACTGTTCTTCATGGGGACGTATCCGCCCTGCTTAAACAGCTTAAAGCCCTTCTTACGGATTTTGTCCTTGTGTTCGTCCTCTAGATAAATGGCGTGGGCCTGATCAGGGTTATCAACGCCAGAAACACGGGTGTTTTGTGCGTGTTTACGCAACAGAGGAATGCTTGCGGTGCCAAAATTCAGGCCCTCCTGCTTGGCAAGGCTTCTCATGGAGCCGCCCATAAGATCATCATATGTCTTTTGATGGTCTTCATTGCCCCACCGCTCCTTTTGCACCCAGCCGGGGCTTAACGCTACGCCGTCATAGCCATAGTCAGCAGCTATACGGAGCGCCCGCTTCATTGCCAGTTTGGACCACTCGCTGGTGTTTTTCCAAGGTGCGTCCGGCAGTAAATTTCCCTGAACTGCTTGTCTAAGATTATTAGCTTTTCCCAATGCAGAACTAAGAGCGGTGGCATGATTCTTGTAATCATCACCAAACGCAGATTTAGAATAATCTTGAAAGCTTTTAACCAATTCTGGGGCTGTCAGATTATCTGAAGGTTTACCAAACATAGCGCGGGCCAGATCGGGGTCACGGTTCACTAAACCGTTATATTTTCTAAAGACTGTGTGTTTGTGTACATCGGCATCTTCCGGGGTCATTACCATCATGGCTGCATATTCATCTGCACCCATACCGGTGCCAGCAAAGCCAAGCCCCGACGCTATATGGTTTCTATGACCTTCTAATTCTTTTTCCGCAGCGTCATACCTAACTTGCGCTGTCTTTTGCGCCTCCCGGCCTTCCGGGTTGTCGTACCCGCGAGACATCCCCTTTTGGTGCCAGTCGCTCTGCAACTCATCCAAATACAGGAGGCGCTTACCCTTGTCGTCATTGACAGTACCGTAGCGCATGTGGACGACCGCATTGGGGTCGTAGTGACCTTCTGTAAACCCTCTGTAATTATCCGGATCAAAGTGAAGCGTATGCTCGCGGAAATCCGTTACGCCGGGAAGTGAGTATTGGCTTCCCTCCCCGTATACCCCAACATCATGGACGTTGGGCTTATCTATGTTTTTCTGACCGTTGTCGGTTCCGCTGAGTCCAAGCTGTTTGGCGGCATGGCTGCGGATTAGTTCTTCCGCTTCGTCTTCTGAATCAACATTTCCGACAGAATTACCACGATGGTCTGAAACATATATGTCACCGCCATAACCACCATTATCACGAATGTCGTAATTTAAATCCCGACCTTTAGGGTTTGAAACGCTAATACTTTTAGACCTTGGAGACTCGGAATCCTGATAATACCACTCGCGTTCCTGATCTACATGTTTATCTAATGCTTTATCATCATCAAGAGCCGCTTTTTCTAAATGCTCTGAAAAATCAGGCCGCGTCGTACCATGCAAAGCATGCACAGCCCTCTCATAATGATGCGTATGATCTTCAACTTCACCTTTGTCGCCGCGCTCAAATTTGGCGACAAGATTGTTGTTCATTTCGTCAACGGCATTATGCCATTGCTCTCTGGTAATCTGCTTGTTCTGAGCGGCATTATGCAATTGCTCTGCCGTGTCTTTAGACAGCAAGTCGCCCTTGCGCGCGGTTTTAACAAAAGCGTTAAGCTTTTCTGGATCGTGTTCGTTAGGATTTTTAAAAGTATCTTTGTCAAAACGAGTTAACCAAGTTCTGGAGAAATTATTAGCAGCGTCTTCAACGTAAGGTAACATAAAATCAGGATCATTCCTGTTTTCCCGAATATCTTCAAGCCTGCGATCTTTTGCGTTTTCATACAGCCAGTCATCATCCGGCTCGTCTGTTTCCCAGTCAGAATGGTTGAGTTCTAAATCACCTCCGCCAGTCCCGCCTTCTCCAAGCAGCTTTTCGCGCAACTGGGGTATCTTACCGGCAATACGACCGTGGACCTCATCGCGGCTGATCTTCGTATTTGGGTCACCCTCGCCAATGCCGTACATGTTAATTTCTTCGGGCTTGGCACCGCCTTTTTGCAGATACTTAACCCACTGCTGCGGCCTGCCCATCTTCATGCGGTTTAGCGCACTGGGGTTAGTCAGAAGTTCATGCACCCTGCTGGTGTAGACAGGGGCGACGGCTTCTGCATTCAAGACATTTTCTTGATTTGCCGGTGGCGTGGCTATGTTGCCCCAAGAGCGGCTAGGCTGCTCATCTTCCCCCTGATACACAGTTTCCAAGGGTACTTGGCTTCTAAGGCTAGGTAAGTCTGTTGCCATATCAGGAGTGGGACCGACCAGCGGGAGTTCTCCTCCACCAGCCTTGCCGATACGCCCACCCATAGCCCTAGCAATCATGATGGCCTTGCGGGACTCCTTGCAGGCCTGAGCGCGGCCTCCTGTGGCGCGTGCAGGCATGGCTTCGCCGCCTAATTGTCTCCAACCCCAGTTCACAGCATCTGCTCCCCAATCAGTCATGCGGCCCTGCTGGGCGATAGCATTTAACGCTCTGTTGCCTGTGTCCCCAGCCTGCGGGATGGCGTTGGTTCCGGTTAGGATGGCGTTTGCCAGATACCCCAAGGGGGCGAGAGGGGTTGCCCCTACAGCGGAAAAGCCTAATTGGAGCGCATTGCCAGCGGATAAATTGGTTGGGGCAGAGAAATAAGAACTTTGCTGACCGGGCAATGGAGCGCCCCCAAGCGTCTGTGCCGCGCCCATGCCTTGCGTTTGAGCCGCTTGCGTAACTGCGTCCATACGGGCCTGATTTGCGTCTACCGGAGTAAGCGACCCGATATTATCCGGGCTGTACATGTTCTCCATTTGGGAGGTTACAGCGTTATTAGCGGCAACACGACCCTCGTTAAATTTGTCCAGAGCTTTGTTATAGGCAAAGCCTTCGTTACCTGCCCCCGTGTAACCAGCAACACGGTTAAACATAGAGTCTTTGGCTGGCGAGGGCTTGAGCCTGTCAAGATTAAGACTGCCAACAAACGCTGGGCCACCAATCTTCCCATCTTGCCACGGGTTGTTAATAATGTACTCCGGGTCTGGCATACCGGGATTATAGTTTTCCTGAAAGTTTGCCCAGTCCTTTGGGTCCCAGCCAGAAGGAACACCGTCAGCACCCGTAGTCGGGGCAGCTTTAGCCGGGGCAGTCCAGCCTACTGGGTTACCAAACGCATCTACGGGACGGGACGCCTTATAACTATCGCCCTTGTATTCCGGGGACCAAGGCTGGAGTTCTTTCATGCCACTTGTGGGGCCGTATGCCTGCATGGCGGACAGACTAGCGCCTCGGTCGCCGCCAGCCTGTATCATCCTATCCAGTTCGCTGACCTGATCCCGTGTAGCTGTAGGATACTGCTTCATGAGCGCAGTAGCCTCCGGGGACATGGGGACCACCTTGGGCTGAACCCCAACAGCCGCCAGCCTCTGAGGGAGCGCGGTAGGTGTGTACGGGGCGTAGCCAGTGTTGCTTACCGGGCCGGACTCCTGCATCCGGGGGATAGCAGCCATCATGGCTTGCGTGGCCTGTGTGTTCTGCGGCGCTGACAGGGTAGGCATGGCCTTCATGCCGGGGAAGCCGCCTACAGGGGCAGCAATAGGACCGCTTTCGGCCTTGTGGACATAGCCTCCAGTGTTTTTTACAGCCTTTGCAAAATTTTTGCCTTGCAAAGTTAAATCTTTGCTGTGCCTTACGTCAAAATCCTGTCTTGCGCGAGCAAGAAGCCCAGACGCTATTTTTTGACGCCTATATTTTTCTGCAACGTAGACATTTTGGATTGTGGCAGTTTTTGTTTTTGGGCCATGAGTCATAATTTGCATAGCACCAATTGGGTTTCCTTCATCGTCATGATGAATGTATCTAATTGATTTCCTATTAGACCAAGGAGTTTCAGCAACAGCAGCTTTATAAATCCCGTCATCAAATAATGGTTTTTCAGCGCCAGCCGTTTTTGACTTTCCTATTGGTTGCAGTAAGTCATTTTCTGGCTGATTATCAACTTCCCCGCCTTCTGCCTTGGCAATGCCGCCCTTAGCGTAGCGGTTCTTGATGTCTACATGGCTTGGGTCGAAAACAACATAGTTGCGCGTTCCTTCGCCCTTGCCGCGAGAACTTTGATCTAAGTATTTAATGCCGGGGATACCAGCATCTTGCATTTTTTTGGAAAGCGCCCGCTGCCCTGCGAGGTCCGTACCATAATCGGTCAGGGCGCTGTGCAACACGTTCCCGGTCGGCTCGCTCTCTTTATTGGGAAGCGTCCCATCCCGCCACATTTCAATTTGTCTCCGGGTGCGGTTTCCCGGTTTCAAATGAG